GAGTGTGGCAGTTACAGGCTGGTCTTATGGCTACAGGACGTAAGTGGGGGATTATAGCTATTCTCTACTCTGGCTCTCAGTTGTGTCTTTATTTCTACAAAGAAGACGCAAAAATGCAAAAGGAACTCATAAAGAAATGCCTAGACTTTTACATGAGAGTTGAAGCTATAGAGAAGGGGGGAGAGATAGGAGACTATATGTTTCCATCGAAAGACCCTAACGACTTAGCTATGGTCTTTGATAGCCATGATAGTGATGCGCCTATAGTTGATCTTGCAAATGTTGGTGATGAGATATTAGAAATCAATCAGCTAAAAAGCATGATTAAGACCTCTCAGGAACGCATAAAAGAACTAGAGGCTACTGTGATGAAGGAAATGGGTAATAGTGAAACTGGAGAGTTATACAACAATCTTGGGGAAACATCGCACAAGATTAAATGGATAACTAGGCACTATAAAGCACAACGACCCACAATGACAAAAGCCAAGCCGGAGCGTTATGAGAGAGCCAAATCTTTAACGATAAAGGAGATGTTGTGATGGTACAATTTGCTAATGAGTCTCAAAAGAAAGTGTACTTGTTTATTGAGGAGCATATCAATAAGCACCTCTTTTCACCGAAATATAAAGATGTAGCAGATGCCACAGGACTATCGGTGATGCAAGTGGGTAGAGTTGTAAATCAACTCATTCATAGAAAGATGCTGCAACGCATAAGCGCAAAGCAAGGCTTAGTATTGCCTAAGTCAACTCAAAGTGAGGTCTCATAATGATTATTAAAGATTTAATTAAACAATTATCTAAATATGACGAGAACTTGGAAGTCTTTTGTGGGGATTGGTGTACTGGTACAAATGACCATGATTGTGGTCAATGGGTAACTTTAACGCCAGTTGACTTTAAAGAAATCAAAGTTGCGCCTGATGATATACATGAAGGTCATCTTTTGACTAACTTAGATAATGGCTTGAAGGATGATAAATTAGAAAATGCTAAGAAGGCACTTTATATTTATTAAGTCAACTCAAAGTGAGGCGCATCAATAAAAGGTCTTCTTCCCTGTGACCTTCTTATGTCTATGTACTGCATCATAAGAGCGTCACAGGAGAGGTCTGACTCTCTAAGGCTGTTTGTTGTCCAACAAGCCCCCCAACGTAAATCCACTTCTGTCTCCTTACTTGCCTCTTTCATTGCATCTGCAATTTCATCATAGAGGTTAAGTTCCCATGAGGCTCTTCCATCAATATACGCCATAAGGTCTACAGCTTTCCCTTCTAGGTGCTTACTTTTCATAGTCTTACTTGCGCCTTTAGCAACGAGAGCCTCTTGCTCTTCTACAGTTCTCATCCCACAGATGACTCCAAAGTCAATCTTGGTCTTCTGTATCGCTAGTTTGACTGTCTCTTGGAGTGCTGCGTCTACGCCAGCTAATCGTTGGAAACTTCTTTGGCTTAGTTTGAACATCTTCTTCCTCTTTCTTTGAAATATAATTTACCCATTCAAGGTTCATATCTGACGCAAAACGACAATAGTTACAGACGCTTTGTTCATCATCTAATTGATGACCACATACGCTACACTTGATTGGAGTCACTTAGACTTTCTAGTCTTCTTCTTCGTCTTCGAACTTGGTGAAGAACTTTTTGTCCGTGGGTAGATAGACGTTATAAAACGCCCCACAGTTTGTACAAATGAGCTTAGTAAGTCTTGTATATTTTTCATCAAATCTCTCATCGAAATCCTCATGTCCTAGTTTGGTTGTGTCACCATCACAGTGAAAGCATTTCATTGTTTTAGATTATTTCTCGCCACGCCTTTGAACTTCTCAAAGCTCCTACTGGCTGATAAGCCAAGCAATGAGAGAGTTAGCGTGAGAAGACCTTCTGTCTGTATTTCAGGAAGGGGTATATCTGCACCACTTACAGCCACAATCCAATTAGCAATAGGCGCAAGGAAAAATGACCAAAATAACCCCAAAGCACAAATCCACATTATAGCTGGTCTTGCTCCGGCTACAAAGATGCTGGAGTGTTTGGCTTGTGCTAGGTTTATATCTGCTTGTGCCTTTTGCAGCCCAATGATGGATTGCTCTAGTTGTGCCTTTAGTTCATTAGACTTGTCTTTATCTTCGACAAACTTATCAACTATAGGCGCAACTGAACTAAGAATAGTTGATATCATTTACCTTTTTTCTTCTTCTTTGTTTTCTTTTTCTTTGGCGGTCTACCTTTAGTAGAGCCATAGCTTCCTGTTCCCATTGGCATGATAGTTCTCCTTTATGTTTTCTTCTTTTTTCTAACAAACGTCTTTACGTTTTTAGATGGGTTAGCTCTTTTGCGTGTAACCGCAGACTTAATCTGAGCCTTTGTCATGGTTCTAGCTGTAGCTGCCGGAACACATTTTGGATAACCTCTTTTACTTTTGGTTGCTGACTTACGACCACAAGGCTGAAACTTACCATCTTTCTTAGGCGCAGATATATCAACCCAGTTGCCTTTCTTACCTTTACCAAACCACTTAGTCAGTCCACCTCTAGGCTTTGCCATTACGCACTCACAGTCTTATATTTTCCACCACGTTTCTTGTACTCACGAACTAACCATCCATTTGCGTAAGCAGAAGGATAAACCTTAAATTTCTTCTTTGCCTCTGCCTTTACTCTGGCATAGAGCGATGGGTTTGTTGGTTTTGCGACTTTCTTTTTGCTCATGTCCCCACTGCTTTCATTGATGCTTTATGTGCTGCTGTAAATGACGTTCCCTTTTTCATACGCTTCAGCATATCTCTTAGGTGTTTAGCTGTATGATGAGCACCATGTCTTTTCATGGTCTCCTGTTGTCTCTTAGTGAGGGCTGATAGGTCTACACCTTTGACTTTCATTGTTTGGTATCTCCATTCTTTTTAAACGCATTAGACGCAATAAATGCCCCTATGATACCCATGTTGGATATCACCCACGTTGAGGCTATTGAGCTCAGATGATCTACTCTGTCTAGCGGTACGACAGGCAACATAAGTACAATAATAAAAGCTGTGACGCTGATAGCGGAGAACCAGACCATATAGCGTTGTTGATCTTCTTTCTTGTCTTGGTTTTCAATCCGTATCATCCTTTCTCTAAGGGCAATCTCACTATCGGTTATAATATTGTCACCATTGGCATCAGCCTTTTCCCAGACTGACCCTTTCTGTAACTTCTTCTGTGTCATTTCTTAAAACTATCGTTGAGTGAATCTACTACGCTATCAATGTTGGGTTCTTTACCATTAGGCTCATACTTGCACCTAAACTCCATAGGACACTGCCCCTCAACTACAAGCGTATAGGTATTGTTTGCGCCTCGATACAAACAGACCTCTTGTCCGTTCTTGGCTTTTCTTCGCTTGTATCTACGGCACGTTATGTACTTTGGGTCTTCTCTTATGCCCTTACGTATCTCTTGCTCCCAAGTCCAGTCCGTTAGCTTCTTGAGAAAACACGTATAGCAATTCTTTATATTATCGCTTTGAGCAAGCTGTATTATCTCATTGTGTCTATAGACGCAAATCCATTCAAAAGCACTTTGACTAACACTTGATTGATGTTTGCGTACAGCGTAACAGTAAGGCTCACCACTCAATAATGAAGACGGCAATAACACCCATAACAGCAACAATAGCCCCAAAAACAATCCATACGAGTAATTTGAGGTCATTCATCATCTCAGCCCTTTGTGCTGCCTTTGCTTTTTCTGCTTTAATCTGTCGCTCTTTGAAATCTTTGATACGCTTCTGGCGTGTCTCTAGGATTGTTGCCCACGTTTGACTGCCAAATCTCTGATTTATTAATTGCGAAACCTCGTATAAGGCTTCTTCAGCTAATTTTGCGTCTACTGTTTCTCTAGCTATATCGCCAATGCTAAAAGTACCAGACACGCCTTTTGTGTTGTTCTTATCTATCTTAGATTTGCCAACAAAGAGGTTGTCTATACTAGAAGCTAATTCGCCTATATCTTTGCAAGTATTTACATTTTCCTTAATAAAAGAAACAGACGCTCTTATCATAGCTGCTCCGGCAGCTACTTCGCCAATCCCTAGACCCAAAACCATAAATTTTCCAGATTAACTAATTTGTAACAACACGCCTATGAGCATAGCAAGTACAGCCCCCATGCCACAGATAAGCCACATCTCTAGCCTCTTTAGTCGGTAGAATAACTCTTTGAATTGTATGTGTGTCTCAGTCTCAATCTTTGTGACACGTTGATCTAAGGCTTTGGTCATCTTAGCTCGGCTTTGTTGGGAAGGTTACAGAAGACATATCTAGCGACCCATCACTTGATAGCTTTGGTGATGCACCATCTGGTAAATCTCTAAGCTGTTGTCTATACGTTTTCCAGTTATCGGCAAGAGTTACATCAGAGTTTGCCATCCAGTCTGTTTCAGCGAGCAATCTATCTCTTTCTACTCTTAGCAATCGCATAGGCTCTGCATTGACTAGCTCTGTCTTTTTATCAGATACCGCTTTCCATGTTGTGCCAAAGTCTGAGGGTTTATCGCTCTCGATAGCTGAACCATTGCTATCTGCTCCAGTAACTTTACGAAACATTGCGTTAAACTCTGCTTCACTTGTAGGCTCTCCTCTAAGAACCCACTCTGTAACTCCTAAAGTATTTAATGCTGTTGCTATTGTTGTCATTGTGAAATCTCCATTATTGTAATTGATGTAGCTTTAGATTCATCTTGCACTCTTACTTCATCTCCAGCGTTCTTTTTAACTTGAAAGGTAAAAGTTTTTGCCGTTGTACCCCAACTATCAATCATAACGTCAAATGTTGTTCCTAATTGCGCATAATGACCATCACCACCATAATCATAAGACCTAAATCCAGCATGACCATAGCTGGCATGAGCATCTCCAACCACTGCACTTGCTGTCACATCAAACAATCTGCAATAAACTTGAGTATCGTGATTACCATTATTTCCACCACCTAGTCCCAATTTACAAAAAAATAAAATCTTACTATTTGAAAATTTTGGGGTGATAGTAGCCCTAAAATCTGTGTCTATTTCCGTAAAAGAAGTTGAAGTAGTAGTAGAATTGCTTTGACTGTTAGAATTAGTTTGTATTACTTGCACACTAGAACCACTAGGCATAGCCACAGTTCCAGACGTTGTCTTACCCTGTATTGTATCGACTTTAAGTGTACTCATTGGGCAATCTCCTGTGCCGTTAGTGTGTTCATTCCTGTTGAAGCATACTCATTTGCCCAATTGCCTGGAAAGTAACCAGTACCAGATGCTGTGCTAAGATGACCTTGAACTTTGTACGTTAGTGTTGAAGTTGTGTTTGGTGCATCTAATTTGCTTAGACAGCATCCTTCAAAGTTATTAACCTCATAGAAAAAACCACCACCATTAATCATAGTAAAACTTCCACTAGCTATCTGTCTCTGTATTTGTAGTAACAAAGCACAGTTATCTCCACCTGAACCACCAAAACCTATCATTGAAACTAATATTTTACTTGTATTAAACTTAGGCGTAATTTGCAGAGTTAAGCCAGTATCAGCTAAAGAAGTTGATGTTGTAGTAAATTGACTGGTTGAAACCAGAGTTCCTTCTACTGCTTGTATCACATGACCAGCTGGCATCTGCACAGTACCGCTTGCGGTCACTCCTTCAATCTTATCGGTTTTTAATATACTTGCCATTGTCTTATCCTATGAAGGTTTTGTTGGGAAGGTTACTGAGGATGGGTCAAGAACATCAGCATGAGGAGGAGCAGAAATAACTTTTGGTGTAGCTGTTTTAGTTAAATCTCGCAATGCTTGCCTATACGTTTTCCATTCTAAAAGTTTTGTATCTGATAGTGCTGTATCTGGTAAAACTGCCC